TTGGGGATCTCCCAGCCCGGGAGGTACGAGTGGATGCGATCGAGGAACGCGATGACCTGCAGGAAGTCGGGGAGGGGCTCGAACAGGTGGAAGTACTTCTCGTGGGGCAGTTTCCCCTGCACGTCGAGGTTGCCAACGAAAACGAGGCTGCCGAAGGCGAGGACTTCCTTCTTGCCGCCGCGACTGAACTTGGCATCCTGCATGTACCCCTGCATGATGCTCACGAAGGACTTCGGGTCCGTGAAGTCGGTGTTGGCGATCTCGTCGAAGACCACGGCATCACGGAGCCCCACCTCGCCAATCTTGCCCGTGTTGAGGTTGATGAACAGCTGGGCCGGCGACGCCTTGCCGCCCGACAGAACCCGCGCGTAGTACGAGATATTCCGGTAGAGATACGTCTTGCCAGTCTCACGAGGAGCGAGCTCGACGGTGTTGACGTTGGTCTCCACCAGCGGGATGCAGCGGCTGACATACAACAGCTTCTCGCGGCGCGTCATGCGGGCCGGGTCGAGGCCGCAGGAGTTCACCAGAATGTCCAGCCACTCTTCGGTCGAGAACTGGCTTCGCTTCTCGATGAAATCATCAACGTTGATCACGCTCACCTGGAAGGGCGTGAAAGCGGTCACCTTGAAGGGCCGGATCTTTTTGTTGTGAACCTCGGTCTCGTCGTACGTGAGCTCGATCGTTCCCCACATGCCGCCAGCCAGCAGCATTGGATATTGGCTGATGATGCTCTGGGGAATGTTGACGAAGTTCTCGTTGATCGCCGAGATCGTGCCCCAGTACTTGTCCTCCGTCTCAACGAGGCGGGCCTCCAGATTGGCGATCAGCGAGTGCGTGCGGTTCTCGCGAATGAAGTGCCTGACTCGCTCCATCTCGGCACCGTAGACGAAGGTCTCCTTCAGGCGGCGAACCACCTTCTGCATGTCCTCCTTGAAGGTCTCTTCGGCGCAGTAGTTGTCGATCAAATACTCCAGCACGTACCGCGGAAACTCGTCAACACCGGTGTTGAGCGTGAGCGCTTTGTTGACGACCTTGCCTTTGAAGATCTCTTTGAGCTTCGTGTTCATTCACCGGTCTCCGTTTTCTTCTTGCGCCCGCGCTTCTTGGGTGCGGCAGTGGCCTCGCCGCCGGCGGCCCGCTGGAGCGCCCGCACGCAGACTTGGTAGTCTTCTTCCACCTCAACCTGCTGCTCTTCGCTCAGCTTCGAGGCGTCCAGGCCGCCACGCTCGTAGAGCAGCTTGCCCGCCTCGTATAGGCCCGACCGCTTGGCGTGCCGGATCCACTCCGCCAGCGTCGCCGCGCTCGGCACCCGCTCCTTGGGCACCGCCACGCCCGCCTGCAGCATCGCGGCATACCGCTTGATCCGCCGGTTCTCGCCCGACGCACGCGCCGTCGCCTTGAGCTCCCGTTCCTCGTCGTCCACGGGCAGACGCCAGGTCCCATCCTCGGTCTTGAAGAAGTAGTCCGGCAGCCAGTCTGCCAGCGACCGCCGCGGCTTGTCCTTCACCGCGTACAGGTAGTGCTCGAACAGGTCGCTGTAGTGCACGCCCTCGGCGTAGTTCTTGTCCAGCGTCTTGGCGATGAACTTCTCCATCGCCTTGGAGGCCGAGTCTTCCTTGGCCGCTTCGGCCGCGTCGATCTGGCCTTCCTCGGACTCCTTGAGGTACCAGCGGCCCGCGCCGCCTGCGTCCTTGGTCTCGTCGGCAACCTCGCGGAGCAGCTCATCGAAGTTGTGAGCCTGCATCTGACCGGCACGCACCATGCGGCTGACGAGCTCGTCAAACACACGGTCTCTGGTGCTCGCAGGGTTGGCCTGCAAATACTCACGGATCACCTCGCGGGCAAGGTCGCGAAATGTCCTTGCATCGGCACTCTCTGGAATCACAACTTGTGCGTCGCCAAATTCATGAACGGCAGGTTTGCGAAAATTTACAACGAGGTCCCGCTTCTGCACCTTAGCAGTCGTCCGTTGCTTGAATGACTTGTTCCGGACTTCGATCGAGATGACCTTCGCCAACTGGTCGGGAACGAATCCGGCGGCTGCCATTGAGTCTTGGAGCATTTCCCACGACCCCTCGGCGGAGTCGTGATAGCACAGAGAGACCCAACGGCCTGGCTTCAGTACCCGGAACATCTCTCTGGCGGCCCGGGTCATGAGCCGCTCCCACTCAGCCGGCGGCTTTCCGAGCTTGTTGTTCTCGATCAACTCCTCTGGCGACTTCCACGACAAGCGGAACTTCAGCCACGACTCGTACAAGAAATTGAACTCACCGAACGGTACTTTGTTCGAGTAGGGCGGATCGGTAAAAATGAAGTCGATGCTGCTGGTCGGTACATCGGTCATCTCGAAAGCGGAGCCGGTTGACAGAAGTACTCGCGATCGATCACTTCTGATGTTGGCGATCGCGTCCATCCCCTTCGCCACCTTCGTCGCTACCGATTCAAATGAGCGCCAGACGTGGCGTTCCTTCGTCAGCGGGGGAAAGTTGTAGTTGCCGGGGATGTACCCGCCGCCTTCCTCGAGATGCTGTGCTTTCCGTGAAAAGTTCAGCAAGGCGGCCGTAAAACAGAACCGCAGCACGTCCGCATCGGCTGCGCCAGCTGTCTCAAGTTCGCCAATTCCCGCCATGATTCTTGCGCACGCTCGCAGGTTTCGTTTCGTGAAGAACCCAGCGATGGTCTTCGCTTCGCCAAGATTCGGGCGATAGGACACCCACTCCTTGCAGAATGGATCTGTTGGAAACCAATCGCGAATTGGTTCGCTCGCAATACGCTGAATCAGAGCGACGTCTTTCTCAGCAAACGCACGTTGCGCGTTTGAGTCGTGGTCACGATGCGACCGTCGGGATCGACGAGGTTTACACGAACCAAGGCAGTCGTAGCCGGTCTCCACCGGCACGGTCCCAACGTATGGCGACCTCGCGGCAAGTGGATCCCCACAGTGAGGACACAGACGTGCCTCCGAAGCGTCGTAGATTGGAAACACTTCCATACACTTCAAGCACTGGTACGTGTTGGACCACACGGTGAAGGCGATCTCAGCAGGCCCGTTGCATCGATCACAGACCGTTGTGTACAGGGCCGCCATTTCGCTACGCACCCGACTGGCGAGTTGCTCGACAAGCTCAAGTACTCGGTTGCCGGGCGTCGGATAGGAAACATGGCGTGCGATGAATGTCGCTGCACCGCTCAGGTCGACGGCAATGCAGTCCCGTCCCTCTGCCGCAGCGGCGATAGCAGTGGTACCTGAGCCGCTGAAGGGATCGAGCACCAGATCGCCTGGCTGGGTGTAGTGTCTGATGTACTGACGAATGGCGTCGTACGGCTTCTTCGACCAGTAGCCATGAATGCCGTAAACGGCATTGTCCTTGTCCGTAGTAATGGTCTCCGCGAATGCGGGAACGTTGTAGCTGACTGCGCCGCCCTTCGTCCTCGCTTGATGCTGATCCACGAATGCCCTGATGCAGGGGTTGGGCGCATCTGCGAAGTAAGCATCTGGCGGCACCGTTGATTCAGCGGAGCCGAATAGAGCAGACGAATTGAACTGAGAAGTGCTCATGGCGATCTGCTTACCTCATTCCCTTCGGCATCAGCCCCAAGATAGACCCCAGGTTTCCAACACGCCGGACAACCTGCTCAGCGTTTAACTTGACGACAAATGACAGAACTCGGCTTCGCCTGATCTGCCGAGCACCGTCTCGGTACGAGACGGCCACCGTGAGCGTCCGCTTCGCCTGCCCGGCCTTCCGTTCTTCGTCCGTAGCGTCCTGCTGACCAAAGCGGTACGGCATGGCGATGTCGACGCCCGACCCGGAGACATAGTGAACCTGCCGCTGCAGGTCCTGCGGGTCGCCGCTGGTCGTCGACACCGTGGGGTCGATGTCGACCCGCACATCGTCAAACAAGGCTGCGGCCGAACCACGGGCAAGACTCAGTCGGAATGTGACCTCTTCGGCTTCGAGGAACTCGGCGGGGCCGACGATCTGCTCGATGCTGAGCGGCCCCTCATCGGGCCGCTTTACCCGCATGACCACCATCGGGATCATCAACTCCTGGATCGAGATGCCGCCGTGCGTGAAGGCGTCCGGGTTGAAGTTCCGGCCTGGCCTGGCGAGGGCGTAGCCGACCTTCGGGAAGACGATGGACGCGTAGGTCTTGTTGTACGTGTTCCGCGTCTGTTTGTCATACGCGGCTTCGGTCTTGGGCATGCGAAGGTCGTCGACGGGGAACTCAATTACGTTCTGCCGGACCTTGTCCGGTGCGCCGCAGTCCTTTAGCGTCTTGCGGAGCCAAGCGTTGAGATGCAGACAATCCTCTGGTTGGTTGAGCCATGCCTGCTCGATCGAAAGCCGATCGCGGTGTACTCGACCGAACCCGTGGTCGGCCGTGATGAACACCTTCATGCCGGCCGGAAGCTGGCGGATGACGGCCATGACTTCGTTGTCGATGAGGTCTTTGAGCAACTGCTTGTAGATGAGCGCCAACGGCCGCGACGGCACCTGACGACCGTCAGCCAGCGTCTTGCTGGTGATCTTGTGGAGCTCCTTGTCGCAGAACTCGAAGATGATGTAGTTCAGCCGACCCGCCTTGTACCTCACGGTTTCACCTGTGCCGCTCCCCGGCGGGGCGTACGACTCAGCGTCACCGGTGTACGCGAACTCGCGGGCGAGGGCGGTCTTGAGGTGGAAGTTCTCCGGCTTGCGAGCGTCATCCCACCATGCGGCGGGCGGTTGGCCCGCGGCGATCGCCCAGCGAGACACTTCCGTTTCACTCGGGAGGACTGAGGAGCCGTGGTACTCCTTGACTACTTCGAGCCGGTCGGCGATCGCCGGCCGCAGGAGTTCATCGAAGATGTCGTACCGCATGCCGTCGAAGACGAGCACGACGGCATCTTCCGTCTGAGGGTCCCAGTTCGGTTTGAGAACCCGCGGGATGAACTGGCTGGTGAGGTGGACGTTCGTCTCGCCGTGGATCCACGACTTGTACTGTGAAGCGACCATCTCCTGGAAGCGGCGGTTCACTTCGTCAAGCTGCTTGTTGAGCTCTGCGGTTAGCGCTAGGACGCGCTGCCGTAGATCCTGAAGGGCGTTGGCAAAGACTGCGGGCAGCGTGTCCTCGGGGCGGGGCAGGAGCGCGCTCGTAGACACCGCTCGGTCGATCGCGGAAACGAAGTACTCAACGCGGTTGAGTCGCTTTGTGTTCCAGTTCTCCCAGAAGTACTTGTAGTCCAGGTGCTCGGTTTTCCGGACCCCCAGCGCCTTCACGAAGCTCGCAAGCTCCTTGCGGAGCACGGCGAACTGACCTGCAAGGTCGTAGGCCTCCTTGAGGCCGGCCCAGGATGCTGAAGGACGACGCTCGACGAAGGGCGAATCGGAGGCCTGGGTGGGCGTCGCATCCAGCACCAGCTTTCGAATGCGCCCGTGATGCTCGGATGCCGGGAATGATGACAGTTGATCTCGCAAAGCGAGGAAGAGCGCCAGTTCCCGCAGGACCGTTGAGTACCGCTCACGCTCCAGAATGCCCGTAAAGCCGTCCGGCTTGTCGCCTCCAAGCCGATCGATGAAGACGAGCTGCAGCCCATCCCGGCTCAGTGCCTCTTCGGCCCGAGCAAGGTCTGAGTGGGCCCGCTCCTCGCTCAGGCCCACAAGCTCGGCAGGAGCGGAGCGGAGGACTTTGGGGTCCATGTCTTTGTATGGCTGGAGCGTGGGATCAATGTTCGGCAGGAGCAACTTCCACTCCGGCGTGTGCTGCTCGAGGATTACTGCCATGTAGAAGGCGCGGAGAACGGTCTCCGGATCATGGCGGGCTAGCCAGCAATATGGAGCGGGTGCGCTGGTGAGCTCGGTCCGCACCGTCTCCACGATGTCCGGAGCGACCGCCTCCAGCTCGCCAAACCTGGTGCTAGCGATCAGGCCGATGCGCCACAGGCTTTCCGGGTCGTTGCGCTTAAAGGCCGCGTCGGGCACGCCCATCGCGGCGTAGGCGACGATCTGGGCAAGGTCGTGATCAGTAAACCGCGTGGGATCCGCAGCCCGGAGATTCTTGTGAGCGCGTATGACACCCTGAAGGTTCCGGGCAATCAGCCGGGCGTACGTGGCGTCCTTGATCTTAAGCGGCCAGGCAGGGTCGCCGGTCTCCGCGATCAGGTATTCACGCAGATCGAGGTCCACGATTCCTTGTTCACCGACCTCCGCAACAAGATCTGGATAGAGCGGGGCAGGCGACTGCTCGCCGACTCCGGAACGCCGCCGAACAGGGCAGCGGTCGATCAACAGCAGCTTCTCGATCTGCTTATCCGCCCGCGCGGTCTCGTAAAGATCGCGGAGCACCAAGTTGGTGGAGGCGACGATGACGGTGAAGCTGTTCTTTGCGGCAAACTCATGGATCGCGTTCTCCCGATCAGCGAGCAGGCGCGAGGGATCCCGCAGGAGCAGCCGTGCGGCGGACTTCCGAGGTTCCAGCTTCGAGATGACCCAGTCTTGCAGCATGGCGGTTCCTACTCGAGCTGAAGCACCTCAATGACGTCTTTGCCCTTCGACTTGCCGAAGTTCGCGGCCAAGAACCCACGGAACTCCTCGGCAACTGCTGCGACTCCGTCTGGCTCGACCGTCGTCGTCGAGGGTTTGAAGTCGCTGACCCGGACCTTGGTGACGACAATCGTCTTCAGGTAGCGGTTGATGACTTCAACCGCCGAGCCCTTGGGCACAACGTGCTTGGCCAGCACGGCCTCGACAGCCTCGACCGTGTCACAACCAAGCAGCTCGGAGATCACAGCCTCCTTCTTGCCCTGCTGCAGTAGTTCCCGCACTGGTGCCGCGAGGAAGATGGAGTACTTCGAGCGGATTGCTTCGTTGACGCGCTGCCGTATGGCTGCGTGGGCATCGGTCGCGGCCTGTACGTGCCCCGATGCGTTCTCAAAAGACAGTCCACACACGTGATGCGGATGACGCCGGAGTTCACGTTCGATGGATGCCTGCGATGGATCGGCGCACCCAAAGAGACCGTCGATCGCGGTTTGAGCTGCTCCACGAAGGCTGTCGGAAACCCCGGGCTTCAATGCCGAGATGCCCTCGCAACGCTCGAGCAACACAAACCGGTCGTTACCGACCAAGTCCTGGATTGCGGTCGAGGCATCACCGATCTGCTCGATGGTCTGGTCGTGCAGCACCGTGTAGGCCGTTGAGTACTCGGTGATCAGCTTGCCGAGTGTTCCGGACTCGCCCGCCGTGGCAGGAGTGTGGCCGATGAGTTCCGTCTTCAGTCGGACGGGCGAATCGATCCATTGGCGGATGTCCTTCAGCTTTGTTGCGACGACCTGCTGCGCCGCTCTGGCGGCCTTCAGTTCCGGGATGTCCGGGAGCGAGTGGCTGCAGTATGCGACTGCCGCTCGGATCTCACTCTGATATGCCAGGAACTGCTCGATGTCTCGGTAGTTCTTGAGCCTGTTGGCAAGGTCATCCACTTCTGACGGCGTGGACCGCTCTTCGTCGTATGCCTTGTAGCCGTATGCCTCCTTGAGACCGTGGAGGATCAGGGCGATGTCGTCGCCAGAAGCCAGATCGGTATGGAACAGCGTGTCTGCCTGTTTCAACTCCGTGCTGTAGGGGTTCTCCATCTTGATGCTGGCGAAGAGATCGGCAGCCTCTCGCGTCAGCTTCTCTGCGAGCTCACGCCCGGACGTGAAGCACTCCTTCAGCTTCTTGCGATATCCCGCGATGACTGAGTCGTCATGGGTAGAGGGGAGTTCATCCTGAAGCAGCTTCTCTGCGTACGGACGGAGCACTTCCCAGTTCTCGGGACGCTTGAGTCTCTGCACGTCCACGAACGAATCGATGACCTTGGCGCTGAACTCAACCTCGGCGAGGTTGGAGTAGTCGAGCTGGTCGGTAGAGAGGCCCGACTTGGGGCTCAGGCCGATCCTCAGCTTGCCCTCGCGGGCAAGGCAGAGCAGGTAGATCTGGATCATCCGCCTCGTCAGGCCGAAGTCCTTGGGGCCGCCAACCCCCATGAAGTTCTTGTAGAGCGTGTCGGCCTTCATCTGCTGGCCGTCATCAGGCAGCTTCTCCTCGATGAATGACCAAATGGCGTCAACGAACGCATTGCCGGAGATGTCCAGCTTGCGCTCAGCCGACTTCTTCATGATGCGAAGGCCGAACCCGAAGTTCTGGGCGGCGCTGACATTCTGGTTTGGCTTTTCACCCTTGGGGATCTCGCCGCGCTTGACGATCCCGTTGATGACCTTGATGCCCTCTTCTTTCTTGAAGACATACGGCCCATCGAAGCGGATCTCGCGGGACTCGTACGCCGTGGACAGCACCTTCTCGACGAGTGGCGAAATGATGGCGGGGAGCTCCCCGGCCACCTGAAACTCCATCTCGCTGTTGTTCTGAGCGTCCATCCGACCGCGCCGATAGCTGTCTGGAACAATCTGGTAGATCCGCCCCAGATCCGTCCGCAGTGCGTTGGCCACCCAGTTGATGATGGTGACGGCATCCTCTGTGTCTTTACCGCTCCAGTCGTTCACGAGCTTCCGGTACGCCGCAAACTCGATCAGACGATCCGTTTCCTCCGTCCGCAGGGTGTCGGGAGTCCAGAAGATCGCGCGTGGGTCTTTGTACCGTGCGAGCAGCGAGACGATGTGCTTGCCCTCCGCTGGTCGGGAGCTCACGAATAGCGCGAAGTCGCGGTCGGTGCGATCCGATTCGATCGGGGGGAGGCGAAGATTGTCGGCCACGGTCTTGGCCAGATCGCGCATGGACACAAAGCCCGTCACCTGCCTGCCCAGCCAGGTGACTTCGAGGTCAAACTCCCCGCCGCCCATCAGGGGCTCAGACTTCCACGAACCGACGGACGGCGCGACATCGCGGAAGATGCTCCGAATGCCATTGGAGAGGTCCATCGTCATCTGGCGGGTCTTGACCGGCCACTCGTCGAGCGCAAGCAGGTGGTCCCAGGCCTCTTTGCGCATCTGCTCGTTCGACTCGGCCTCGTTCTTGGCTTTGCTGAACTCGCTCCGTGGGTCAAGCCCGCTGAACACTGGATCAAAGCGATACCGAGGCTTCTTGTCCTCGTCGAAGTTCTGTGCGATCTGACGCAGTTCCTTCTTCAGCGACTCTGCGATCGTCTCGTAGTGCTGCACGTTCTCGTCAACGTTCGAGTCCGGATTCCTCTCGATGAGCACCGAGTTTGCGATCTCGTCCGGCGTGAGCCCCTGAAGCCTGGTGCGGCCGATGTGGTAGAGGAAAAGGGTCTGAACGACCTTGATCGCCTTGTCTCTGTGGACCTTCAGGGGCCCTCTGATCATCGCGTCGATCTGCCGCCGGCTCGCTTCATAGGCCTTGTAGTCGGTGTCCATCTTGGTCTTGATGGCGACCAAGCCCGCGTGAGTACCGCTAGGGTCCTCCTCATACTGCACCGTCTCGTCAAAGAGCTCCCACAACCGGATGAGCTCTTTGCCTTCCTGCTTGATCTGACGCTTCAGCGTCTGGTGCATGAAGTGGATGGCCGATCGAGCCTCTGTCAGCAGCGGCGTGATTGAGCGCAGCACTTCAAGCGCCGGCTTGTGGAACGGGAAAAAGTGGGTGAAGTCACTCTGCCCGATGCTCTGCGGCCACGAGAAGCCCTTCTTGTAGTGCATGAAATACGGCGCGATCGCCGACGGATCGGTGATCTGCCGGACTCGGCTGAGCACGATCTGGTAGTAGTCTGCATCGTTCTCGAGGAGCTTGACCAGCTTGAGCCGATCGTCTGCGATGATGTTCTTGACGCCGAGCTTGCTTTCGATGGCCTGCTGCGCCGAGCACACGAGCCAGACGGGGAGATTCATGACCTTGGCCAGACGGTTGGCCAGCACCACCAATGTCTTCTCGTCGTCTGTGCGCTGGCTCTCGTCGCGGTTCTTCATGAACAGCGACACTTCGTCGAGGACGAGCAGAATGCCTGCATACCCCTCCGCGAGCACGGTCTCGACCGCGTGCTTCAGGATCTCCTCGGGTTCGGCGGGGATGTGCGGTTGGACCTTCAGGAACTCGGTGTAGAACCGCCAAAGCTTGTTACCGCAGCTCCGCTTGTACTCCGGCGACTTGTTCGCCTGGATGTCCTTGATGAACTGGTCAACTTCTTCAAACTCGTCCTCATGGAAGAACTGCGGGCTCTTCAGGAACTTCTTGAGGTCGTTGCGATAGCGGTCGAGATCGTCGTTGACAAACCGATCTGCCAGACGCTCGACCGGATACAGCGACAGGTTCTTCCCGGTCTCCGCCTGCAGCTGCTCCTTGATCGCATCCAGGATGTACTCACTAAGCGCGCGGCCTTTGTCGCCGGCAACGCCGACCGTGCCGCTGCCCACGCCGACCAGGGTCTTGACGACGACCAACACGCCCTTCTTGCCCTTGGTGTTCTTCGCTTCGAGGCCGTCTTCCCAGAAGCGGTACAGGCTCTCACGCTTGCCCTTCCCTGACTTCTCCTCTTTTTTGCGAACCAGTTCCCAGGCGTCTTTGCTGCCAAGGGCGAGCGCGGACAGACAGCACAGCAAGTGCGACTTACCGCTGCCGAACTCCGCCTGGATCCAGTACCCCTGGCCAACCGGGTTCTCTTTCCGGGCCGCGTCATACGGGGCGGAGATGTTGCGCAGGATGTCGTTCAAGAACGGACGGACCGGATCGATCTGAAACTCGTCGATCGTCTGAAGCTCCGGCTTGCGGGCGCGCCGAGACTTGAGGTCGTTGGAGTCCGACCAGACGTGCTTCTCCAGCGAGTACACAGAGATGATCTTCTCTGGCGTAGTGCAGATCTCGCCGAGGCTCTTGCGTGCCATAAACAGTTCGTCGTTCTTTGCCATCATGACCTTCCCGTTCTCGAGGCAGCATGCGCCTGCGGCAGAGCCTTGTACCGATCCAACTCTCGTCGGCAGATCCCGTAATCCTCTTCCACGCTCACGATCGCTTCATCGCCGAGCGAACTGAAAGAGATGCCGCCGCGCTCAAACAACACGGTGCCCTCGAAGTACCACCCAACGCGCCGGCACAGACTGATCCACTCAGCTGCTCGGCGTGGGTCTGGCACAGAGCCTCCCTTGCCATCACCCAGAAACCTCTTCACGCAGGCACGCACGGACTCAAGCGTCGCGGCTTGCCTGCGCCTGAACACGGCGATCGAAACGGGCAGGAACACGGACTCAAGCTTCCAGCCGGCGGCGAGCCAATCCCGGCTCGGCGAGTACTCTTTCGCGTTGGCCCACCACGTTCGATCGCGGAACGCGGTCTTCGGCAAAGGCCGGCCCATGACGGCCTCGATCTCCTGGAACAGGAGTGCCACCTGAGTCTGCTCGCCGGGAAGCTGTTCGAAGAACTCTGTCACCCTCCGGTAGACATCTGATCCTCGCGATACCTTCGGCACAGCCGCCGATTCGCGGGTGAACGTGACCGTTTGCCCCTTCAAATCAACCTGATGAACCTTCCATCCCACCGACAGCCATGCCTTGGCGTGGTTGCTCTGGAGGGTGTTCGCCCACCACGGCCTGTCGACCCGGGCCGTGCTCGGCAGATCAGCCCCGAGCACCTTCTCCAGCGAGGCGAAGGCGAGCGATACCGAGCTCTGTGAGAGCGGCAGAGACCGGAGGTGCTCCGTGATGGGCAGATACTTGCTCATATCAGTCGGGCTTCTTCTTGCGACCCTTCTTCTTGCCCGTGGTGGCGACTTCTCCGCCCGCGGCGCGTTGGAGCGCCCGCACGCAGACCTGGTAGTCCTCTTCCACCTCGACCTGCTGCTCTTCACTCAGCTTCGAGGCGTCCAGACCGCCACGCTCGTAAAGCAGCTTGCCCGCCTCGTACAGGCCCGACCGCTTGGCGTGCCGAATCCACTCCGCCAGCGTCGCCGCGCTCGGTACCCGCTCCTTGGGCACCGCCACGCCCGCCTGCAGCATCGCAGCGTACCGCTTGATCCGCCGGTTCTCACCCGAGGCACGCGCCGTCGCCTTGAGATCCCGTTCATCGTCGTCCACCGGGAGACGCCAGGTCCCATCTTCGGTCTTGAAGAAGTAGTCCGGCAGCCAGTCGGCGAGCGACCGCCGCGGCTTGTCCTTCACGGCGTACAGGTAGTGCTCGAACAGGTCGCTGTAGTGCACGCCCTCGGCGTAGTTCTTCTCCAGCGTCTTGGTGATGAACTTCTCCATCGCCTTGGAGGCCGAGTCTTCCTTGGCCGCTTCGGCCGCGTCGATCTGGCCTTCCTCCGACTCCTTCAGGTACCAGCGGCTCGCGCCGCCCGCGTCCTTGGTCTCGTCAGCCACCTCGCGGAGTAGTTCCTCGAAGTTGTGGGCCTGCATCTGGCCGGCACGAACCATGCGGCTGACGAGCTCGTCAAACACGCGGTCCTTGGTGCTCGCAGGGTTGGCCTGTAAGTAATCGCGGATGATCTGGCGGGCGAGATCGGCAAACGTCTTCGCGTCGGCACCCTCGGGGATCACGACCCGCAACCCGCCCGCCTCGCCTGGTCGCGGCTTGCGGAAGTTGACAACGAGATCTCTTTTCGTGACCTTATCGGCAGTCCGCTGATTGAAAGTTTTTTGCACAGCGTCAATAAACAACGCTGATGCGCCAGCATCCGGGACGAAGCCGGCTTCGGTCATGATGTCTTGCAGCAACCCCCATGTTCCCTCTGCAGTGTCGTGATAGCAGAGGCTCACCCACCGGCCGGGCTTGAGTACCCGAAAGCACTCACGCGCAAACCGCGACATCGCAGCTGCCCAATCACTCTCCGCCTTGTCGCGAACGTGACTCACCGTCATCTCGTCTGCTAACCAACCGACGTCCGCGTTGAGCCACGCCTCCCAAACGTAGTTCAATTCTCCATACTGAATCGTTCCGGAGTACGGAGGATCAGTAAAGACGTAATCCACCGAGTTGCTATGGATAGCCTCCAGGTCCGTCGCGGACTGGGTCGAGATCAATCCGTCCCGCTGACTGAGTGTCGTGCTAATCGACCCAAAGCCCTTAATCGCCACATTCAATTTGCTTTCGAACGAATCGAGTACACGAACTTCTTTTGATACCTGTGGCATGTAGTATGTGCCAGGCATGGTGGCAGTGTTGCTGGCACGTACCATTCTCGATACCGCAAGTATGCAGGCATTGAATGAGAACATCATTGCATCACGGAGATCGGGCCGAGGAAAGTCGGCGATGGCACTGCGCAGAGCAGCAAGTGCACGAAGATTGCGGCGCGTGAAGAGGTCTGCCACCTCTTTGACTTCGTAGTAGAACAAGGCATCCCGCTGATACCGGTCGAACGTGGTCATATCGAAGCCACGCGGATACCAGTGAGGTATTGGCTCCGATTGAAGCACTTTGAGCTTCTCAGTTTCGTTAAGTCTGAAGTTTCGGCGCTTGGCCGCATCCTCGTCCAGGTGGTGCCGCTGCCTTTTGCTCGGGCGACATCCACTTAAGCAGTTGTAGACCACCATCACCGGAACTGAACCGTACTTCTTGCTCTGGCTGCGGATGACCTCCTCGTGCCCATTCGTGTGGCAGTACGGGCAGACGTTTAGCTTCTTTGGTTTGCCTGCTGCAGTTTCGCCATCCACTTCCACGCAGTCGAACAGCGTCACTTTTTCGAGGCATCGTGGGCATTGAAATACCTGCGAGTAAACGGTGTAAGCCGTCGTCGCCTTCCCGCCGCAGTTGTCGCACCGGGTCTCGTACAGCCAGTCGATCTCGTCTTGTACCTTCGACTTTACCTGCTCGAACGCCTCGCGGAGTTCGTCCGGGTCCACGGGAGTGCAGTAGTTCTTGGTGATGAATGTGGCGGCAGGCGAACGGTCGATGGCAATCACCTTCCGACCTTCCATGAGCGCAGCCAACGCCGTTCCGCCCGAACCGCAGAAGGGGTCCAGCACCAGATCTCCCGACTTCGTGTAGTGGCGAATGTACTGGCGAATCGCGTCATGCGGCTTCTTGGACCAATACGTGTGCATGTTGTAGATCGCAGTTGCCTTCGTCGCTTCAATGGTCTTGTCGAAGGCTGGCACTTCGTAATCGTCCATTGATGGGTCGTAGGGCCGTTCGGCCATGTGTCGCTCGACGAATGCACGCAACTCCGGGTTGGGCTTGTCCCCGGCGTACGAGACAGCGGCTCCCGCCTTGGGTTGGCCAGAGAACAGCGTCTTCTCTCTTGATGTGGACTTGCCCATTAGCGCAGCTCCCACAGGTGGTTGTCGGCAATCAAATTGGTAGGGAGCTGGTAACTGCCGTCGGGCCAATCGGGGAACATCACCACTTTCCCACCGTCTCGCTTGCCCGGAAGGAGCAGCACGACGCGATCGTCATCCGCGGCCATCGTTCTCAGCAAGTTGAGCTCAAGGTGGTAGGCGAAGATCATCTCCAGGTTCGCCAGGACGATCAGGTCCTTCTTCTGGAGATGGTCTCGCAGGAAGGCCTCGAAAGCGATGCGGACGTGCGCCCGAGTCGGTTCGGGGCGTTTGGCCTCGTTCTGCACGAGCTCCTTGAACTCGGCATCGGGAATCGTGTCAAGGATGCCCTTGTTGACGTTGATCGGCGCTGGGAACTTTGAGCCGTCCGTCGTTCGCGCCTGCGACAGTTGCTTGGAGAAATCCTTCAGCTGCGTGTAGGTGCCCATGATGCCATAGAGGTGACGGCCAGTGGGCACCGTGAGCTTGGAGCGGAGCGTGTCGATGATGTCAGCAGTCTTCATCGGGTACCTCCGCCGGCTTCAATGCGTTCGACGACCTCAGCCAGCGTGTACCGTGTCGTGAATTGACGGAGCGAGTCCACTTCTGACACCTTGGTGATCAGCCCCCGGTTGCGGAGTTCATAGAGGCACGTCTTCATGTCTTCTTTAGTCCAGAGCATCGCCTTGAATGCCGCGGAGCCTTCGAGGTCGTCGAGGCGGTGCATCCCGACCTCGGGGAATTCGCTGTGGACCAGGAAGCAGAAGGCGTTCACATCGACTTGCCGTGAGTGAACGGAAAGCTCCGTACGAGTTGCTCCGACCAACTGCGACTCACCGAGAATCTCAACGATTGCTTTGCCGCAGCTGTTGATGCTGTTCGGTTTGGCACTTGGGAACTTGCGTGAAAGGTACTTGCGCAGGTGGGTGCGAGGCACAACCTGCCGTCCCAACGCTGGCAGGATGAGATCGAGTACGACCTCCCGCGTTAACGGCTCAGCGCACATGTGCCTGTAGGCCAAAACGTCCCTATGGGACTGGGAGCCTTGGAATGCACGAACGAAGCGGCACAACGCCTGATCGACCACCCCCAACGGAAACACGCGGTTGATGATGTAACTCGCGTAACGATGCCGCGTCGTCGCGCCGCTGTAGTGCAAGCCTTGATTCTGCAGGAACTCTCGGGCCTGGTCGATCGTGCTACCGAGAGGGATCTTGTGGATGAGCTTGAGCGCGTCCCGAAACACACACGCGCTGAAGAGTCCCGTCCGAGCGCGGCGCACCAGAAGTCTGGGCTCGGGTGCGACGGCTGCGACGGGCTTCGCAGGTTCAAGAATCTCTCTGGCGGAACGCGCGGGCGTGGGAATTGGGGTTGTCTTCGACGCAATGTCGACGAACAACTCAGCTGGAAGCGTGATCGGACGCGGCTTCTCGGCCGGCGGCGGTTCCTTGTGCTCCTGAAGCACTCCGACAAGTCGGAGCAGTGTGGCGGCATGGTCTCCGATCCCATCGACTTCGAGCAATTCCTGTTCGCGAGCGGCGAGGACGCGGGCAATGGTGCCAAACCGCCGCATGAGCTCGCTCGCGATCGGAGCGACATCGCGACGCGGGATGCCAAAGGTGAGCAGGAGCTCCAGTTTCTGTTCGTCACTAAGCAACGCGGCGGACGCGGCGAACCGCTGACGAAGCCGCTCTCGGTGGCCCGCAGGTGAAGGTCGAGATGTGTCCGTCGCGGCAGTCACCCGAACAAGGTCCTTTCAGAATCGCCGCAGCCCAGATTGCCAGCTTGGCGGTTCTGACAGGATACGCCATCTCGGGGGCCCGGAGGAGGCATTTTCCGCGAGCACCTATGGTGCTCGCGGACGCCGCAGGGCTTCGGTGCTGGCATCCACAATCCGCGAGCCATCAAACCCCACTCGCCCAAGGGCTTCCGGCGTGAACTTGGACTCGGGCACGATCTGGAACACCCGGGGCCACTCCTTGACCAGTTGCACCACCTGGTCGGTGAAGCCGTCGATCCGTCGAGCGGGGTCGGTCATTGCCACCGCTACATGTGCGACCAGTCCGGCAGCCACGTCGGCAAGTTGCACGCCCCGCGTCGTGCGCGAATCGGCAAGCCTCGCTTCCTGAATGCGTAGAGGCAACCCGATCTCCCGCCCGGCAGCAATCTCTTTCACCTCTGGAAGATCCGAATTGGCGAAGGCCATCAGTGTCTCTAAGGACTCGTTGAGCTCCTTCGATTGGTCAGCGATCACGATGAGCGAACCTGTCAATTCTTGGTTCCACCCTCGGACCAGCGACACCACCGCAGTCACTTGGAGCGTCAGGAGCTTTCGATTCAGGTCCTCGACGCCCGCGGTACGACGCCAACGAACGGCGTCCTTTATCGGCACACAGAGCGCCTTCAGCTCCGGTGAAGCCGCGGACAACGCGGAGGCGCTTGCACCAAGCTGTCCCAGAGTCTCAACCGAAGGCTCTCGACACAACGACAAGAGAGCGCTCAGCACGGCGCTCTTCAATTCGGGATGGGGCTCGGAGGCGTAGTGCAGCGCATTTAGAAATGCAACGTTGTGGCCTTCGAAGTAAAAGTCCTGTCCGTGCGCGTAGTACATGGGCTCCACCACGCAATCCAAGAGCTTCCCGAGCAGGGCGTATCGCTTGTGAACCAGTTGAAACCGCATCTTCCCTTGGTTCTGCTCGAGAAGCTGGCAGAAGGCTGTGATCCCCGCCCGACCGCATGGCGACTTGATCATCTGCGAGAACTTCGGCTCCGCCGCTTGCGTGGCCTGAGTGAGCACGGGAAACCATGCGGCGATTGTGGTGTCATCGAGTACCAAGCTGGAAACGACAAAGAACGGCTGCTCGATGCTGAGCAGATCAGTGCCCGTAAACCCGCTTTCGTCAAGGTAGATGCTGCTCATGCGAGAGCAGGGTATCGCGGAGAGTCGTGGTTCTGCGACTTCGGTTTCAGCGGCAGGTCACGCATCGTCGTTCGCTCGCCACATCCGCTGGTACCGCTCCCGGTTCGCCTCAACCCAGGTGCCGGCGAAGAGGTGTGCGCCCAAGAGGAACTGTTTCGCGTCCGGATTGCACTTCGACTCGCCGACCGTCGGGTGGAAGTACGCCGGCGGATAGAGCGCGATGTCGTCGTACTGGGTGACCACGCGGGCGAGCAGCCCGGGCCCGGCTTGATCGCCAACGTACCGGCGCTCGAAAAACGACTCTTCGATCATCGCCACCATGTGCCACATCGCTGGGTGGTTGGCCGGGAAGCCCATCGCCGCGTTGGAGACGATGTCGAGTTGCTCGCACGCGGCCCACGCCCGGACCTCCGGCGGGCACATCTCGTCCAGCGGACGAATGGGCTTGACGTCGGTGTCGAGGTAGACGCCGCCAAAGCGGGCCAGGAGTTCGAGGCGCAGGATGTCCGAGCGCATCACGCAGCCGGGCGTGCCGCCGACTTGGCCGCACGCCGCCCAAGCGTTGCGGTTGAGGATCGGCGGCAGGTTGTCGTCGGTCCACAGCCGCATCTCCCAGTGCGGGTTCATCTCGGCGAAGCGGCGACGCCAGCGCCGCTGGTGCAGGGGCATCTCGCCCTTGCCCAGCCAGATCTGGTGCAGGACCCGCGGGATCAGGGTTGCGGTAGTGCTCAAGCCGCGACCTCCGCCGCCTTGCCGGTCACGAACCCGAACGCGCCGCCGTGAGCCTTGGCGACTTCTTCGCCCTGCTCGAAGAGCGCCCAGTGGAACGGCACCACGTCGCGGAAGTGCCCGTGGTCGCGGACCACGCGGGTGAGGAACCCCGGCCCGCTCTGGTCCCACACGCCGCGATAGACCAGCACGGAGTGCGGCAGGTCGCGGATCGCGTGCCAGAGCATCGGGTGGTTCCGCGTTGCGCCGAGCACCGATGGCGACAGCATGTGCGGACGGCTCGCACCGTGGCTGGCGATCGTCGAGCAGAATGCGCCGACGCCGGCGACGAGTTCATCGAGCGAGCGCAGCGGCAGACGATCAGGATCGACAAACACCCCGCCTTCGCGGGCGAGTACTTCGTAGCGCAGCAGGTTGAGCCGCGCCGCCGACGCTGCAGGTTCGCTGAGGTCGAGCGTCTGCTGCCATTGTTCGTGGTTCAGGATCGGCGGCCTGGTCTCCAGTGTGAACGTCACGACGTCCCACTCGGGATGCAGCGTCTGCCACGCGTGCTTCCACGCGGCGAGACGCTGACGGTCTGGGGATTCGGACAAGTCGGCCGTGTAGATGACCTTGGGAATCACGCCTTCACCTCTTCTTCGCTGCTCAACGCCCCGCCACTCTGCTGCCACTTCGCCGGAGGCACGCCCTCCATGCCGCCCTCGATGAACGACGACGCACCCTCACCGAGCGCCACGGACTGCTGGGCGCTGCCAGACCCCGAGCCTGAGCCGGGCGGGCCCGAGCCACTTTCGCTCCCGCTGCCGCTCGACGAGCCAGACGAGCTGCCAGATCCTGAAGAACTTCCAGAGCTCGACATAGACGAGCCGCTGGACTTGCCGCTGCCTGAACCCGACCCGCTGCCACTCGATGAGCCTGATCCCGAGCCAGAACCGGACCCTGAACCGGAGGCCGATCCCGACCCGGTTGCCTGCGTCGCGGGCATGTCGTTGTGGACCCACACGCCGTCGGCCAGGAAGACGTTCAGGCCGGGCACATGCACCGCGACCGTGGTGACGCGATCGCTAGCGCGGGCAAGCGTCTCGACGCGTTCCTCGCTGAGGTCGTGCCGCACGAGGTAGTCGCCGACGAGTACGAACTCCGCCGACACGAACCCGACCTCATCGCCGCGGCGCAGGAGCACCGGGTGCTCGGGCGTGAGCCGCAGGCGACCGTTGATGGTGACGAACCCGTCGTGTGTGCCGACCGTGACGCTGGCCACGGAGCCGGTGACCGGCGTGAGCACTGCTTCGGCTCGCTGACGCAGCCACTGGTACTGAGCCCGCCACGGCACATCGCGATCCAGACCCGCCACGTCGAGCGCCGCGACGCGGTCGCCCGGCTTGAGATGCTCGATCGGCACGGTCTGACCCGAGGCCAGCCGCACAGGCGTTCCCGCCAGCACGCAGTTTGAACCGGGTCCCGAGCCACCGGGACCGGAACCACCCGGCCCGCTTCCCCCAGGGCCCGACCCTCCCGGCCCAGAACCGCCAGGGCCGGAGCCGCCAGGACCCGAGCCGCCCGGGCCGCTGCCGCCGCCACTGGACCCGCCTCCGCCCGACGAACCGCCGCCTGAACTGCCCCCTCCGGACGACCCTCCAGAGGACCCGCCCGAGGACATGCCCGAACTCGCCCCCGACGACATGCCGCTGGACGCCCCGGAACTCATGCCCGACGAAGCGCCCGACGAACTCATGCCCGACGAACTGCCGCCGCCGGAACTGCTCATCCCGCTGGAGCCGCCGCTGCTCGACATTCCCGAGGACGACATGCCACCGCTGCTCGACGGCGTATCGCTCGGCGTGCTCGATGGCGTGTGCGTCGTGCCCGGCGTGTTGCTGGTGAACGCATCGGTGGTGTAGAACGTCAGCGTCGGCGTGCCGCCCGGCCCGGTCGTGTAGATCACATCGCCCGTCGTCGAGTAACTCGGCGGCATGCTCGGCGTGCTGGTGGGCGTTGAATAGGTGCTGTACGAAGAGTCGGGCGACTCCGACGGCGTCGAGTAGTTGCTCGAGCCGCCGCCCTGCGGGGCGCGGCCCGTCGCCCAGACCGGGATATAGAGGTAGTAGCGGGTGGGGCCGTCGCTCATCGTGCGGCCTCCTGAGGCTTCACGTTCGGCTCGTACCAGCCCTGCGTGTTCACGGGCTTGCCGCACTCGGCAGACGCGGCCGCGACGGCGTCGGCGAACTCCATGCGCTCGAAGACCTGCAGTTCGCTGCCAGGCGAGCAGTTCACCACGCGGAAGCGATGCTTCTCGAAGTGCGGCTTGAGGGCCTCGAAGCGCCGTGCCAGCGAGTCATACAGCACGTTGTTGTGCCGGATCGCGTTGGCGGCCCGGTTCTCGGCAAAGGCGTACTTGCGGTCTTCGGCCATCTTGAAATCGCAGCCCAGCAGGTACACCGTCGAGAATCCGAGGTAGTGCAGGAGGCGGAGTGCCACGAGCATGACCGAGCGCTTGCCGGTGATGCCCAAAGAGTCTGGGTTCTTGGCGTCGTTGCCCCACGGGACGCTGTCTCCGGTCAGGAACCGCTCATGGTCGAAGTGATCCGCACGACGGAAGAACATGACGCTGGGCATCTGCCGGACCCGGAACGCGCTGTTGCGCATCACGCCGTCGGGGCCTTGGATGCGGAGCCGCTTGTCCCACATGCACGTGGGCACGAACTTCAAGATGCCCGGGTCCTTCCAGCCGGTGTCGATGAAGCGGCCGGGATCGTCAACGCACGTCCACAGCGTCGGGCGATGCACCGCCCACGCGTTGTTCACGGCCATCGTGACGATGCCACGCTTGTTGAGCGCGGCGAGGTCGATCTGTGTGAGCGATGGCCCCGAGAGGATCAGGAACGCCGAACGCCCGCGATAGAACCCACCGAGCGACACGGAGTCGAAGTCGGCGGTGTAGAGGCGCAGGCCATCTCGCGCTGGCTTGCGCGCCTTCAACCCGGCTTGGAGCGCCGCAATGTCAGACTGGTTCTCACGCACCGCAGCACCCCCCATCACTGCCACCCTTGAAACGCCCGACGATGAACCGACGCTCAGCCCGCGGGTTGATCACGGTGGCGACACGCCCGATGCGGTCGAGCCACCAATCCAGCGGGCGCACAGTCGGGTGCAGACCTTCGCCCGCGACGGTGGTCTTGCTGGGCCGGGTGCAGATCGAGAACACGAAGTGGCCGCGCGGCTTGGCCACACGGCGCATCTCCGCGAGGACAGCGTCCACGTCCTCGGGGAGCAGGTGCTCGAGGGCGTCGAAGCTCGTGACGACGTCCGCCACGCCCGCGTGCAGCGCAGTCTTGTGCATCGGGCGCACGAGGTCCGCATCCGGAAACGCAAAGTCCACGCCCAACCCGTCGATCCCCAGCCGGCGCAGGTCCCGCACGAGGTCGTTGCGGCCGCATCCAAAGTCCACGACGAACCTCGGCTTGAACTTCTGGATGATCGGAACGGCGAGTTTGCCGTGGTTGGTCGAGCCGTACGTCGAGCCAGGTTTGGCGGCCAGCGCCACGTACTTGGCTCGTTCCTTCTCGCGGCGAGTGTCCAGAGTCGTCGGGGTCGTCGTCATTCGGCACCTCCGATGTAGAGGTTGAACTTGCGGTCCTCATCGGCGGGGTCGGCGATCTCGATCAGGCTCATGGCCTCGAAGACCCACACGGGCTTGCCCTTGCTGTTGCGCTCGCAGGTCAGCTGCACGCACACGCCTTCAGGAATGGGCACGAGCTTGGGTTTGAGCGACCGTGCTGGCGGGCACTTGGGGAGCACGCCCGGCAACTCACACACCGGCCCGAGCCCGAGCAGGCCGCCGAACCCAGAGCCGGGCTCGGAGTCGTTCATGTGGTGAGCCTCGAACCGGTTGAGCGCCAGCCGCGTGGGATCTTCACCGCCGCTTGCGAGCTGCGACGACAGACCACCTTCGATGGGCACGTACCGGAGATAGGTCTCGCTGCCGGGGTTGCCGTCGATCTGGGCTTCCACCCACGGATAGCGCCAGCGGTTGCGCTCGGTCGGGATCGCCTGGGCAGCGCCGAGGATCGCGGTCACGCGCCCGGGCGACGGACGGCCGAGCTCAAGGACCGCCCACTTCTCGCCGGTGCCCTCTTCCTTCCAGAGGATCGGGATACCGCCCATTGGAGTGCTGGCCAGGACCGTCTCCTCGGCCGCCAGCTCGCAGGTCGTGTCGGTCTCGTTGGTGATGAACACCCGCGCCACCGTGACGCCGGTGAGCACGCAGCGCCCGAGCTTGTTGGGCTTGATGGGCTGGAGTGCGACGACAAACGCTGGGCCTGCCGTTTCCTCCGTGGCGATGTCGCCCGTCAGCGGAGTGCGGCTCTGGAATGTCCGCTCCTGGTCGTCTTCGCCGGGCTCGACGAGCACGCCGGTGATCGCCAGCGCGTGATACGGCTCGATCTCCTCGCCGGAGTCGTTGCGGACCAGCACGATGCCGCGCTGGGCAGACTCGACGAGCGGGCCCGCGACGGCTTCGCCGCGACCCTGACGCCGGCGCAGATCGACCGCCGCGTCGACGAACGCGTTGTACGCGCCCGCGGGGAGGCGGAGTGGATCACCGGATCGGACTTTGCGGAGGTCGTCAGGCATGGTTGAAGGGACTCAGATCCCCAGTGCTCCAAAGTTGGCGTCGTCGTACACACGCTCGACATAGGCCGCGATGGGCTTCTTGATGATCGCGCCGGACCCGGTGTCCTCCGCGTCGGCGTAGCGGACCCACAGGTACTCCCACCCCTTCTTGTTGATGCCCGTGATGGAGCCGACCGAGAGGCCGGTTTCGTTGGGGCTGGCCGCGAACCGGAAGGTGATCTCCCAGTCGTCGTCGGGACCATCTCCGCGCTTCGACCCGCTTGCACCGAGGAAGAGCACCTCGCCGGGCGCAAAGCCCTTGAACCCACCGGCGTTGGTCTTGCCAGTGCAACTGAAGATCGCCCCTTTGTACGCCCCAGTCACCTGCGCATCGCTGAAGTAGTGCGTCTCGGAGAACTGATACACGGGCACGGTGATATCCACGCCCTCGACGCCGTCGGCGGTCACGCCGATCGCGCCACCGAAGTCCGGCGCGGTCGAACCGGATGCCGCCCGCGCCTGCACCGTGTCCTTGCTCTGGGTGATGTGCTGTGTGCCGCCACCCGTCTCGAAGTTGAACGACGCCTCGCTGGGCGTGGGGTTTCCGCCGCTATCGCTGGACCCGTACCGGACGGTCACGTCCCACAGTTGCGGCCCGAGCGGCTCGATCTGCACGTTCTGCCGGGCCAGCCCGTCGTAGGTCGCCGGGGAGCCAGTCTGCGCCGCGTTGCGGGCGACGAGATCATCCGCGGTGCCGCGCACGATGTAGCCGAGCTCCGCAGAGGACTGCGAGACCTGATTCGCCTTGGTGGAGCGGCGGCTCTCGAACTTCTCAAAGACCTCAACCGGCACGAGCGATGACCTCCTTTCTTGGGGTGGGGATCAGGCGAACCGCAATCCGTTGTCCACGCTGGTATCCAGCAGGCGCTTGGTGTTCTTGGCCGTCGCTTCCGTCGCGGTGGCCGTGCGCTCGGCGGCGTCGCCCCCGGTACCAAGCCCCGAGACGGCCGCGGAACTGAACGTGCCGGTGACGCTGATGCCCTTGCCAATGGCCGCGCCGAGTCCCGAGAGCCGGTCTTCGAAGTCGGCCAGCAGGTCGCGCTGCGGGCGACCCGGTCCCTTCTCGGCGTCGGCGGCCTCGCGCTTCTTGCGGGCTTCTTCGATTGCGGCCGCGAGCTTCTGCTTGGCGGCGTCCAGAGCGGCCTGCGACTCGGCGAGTCCTGCGGCTGTGTCCTTGCGCAGGGCCTCCTGCGCGTTCTCGAAGTCCTGGCCGATGCCCGCGAGCGTTGCTTCGTGCATCGCGGCTGCGTCGCGACGCTGGGCCTCGCGCTCTTTGTCGCGAGCGGTTACCGACTGCTGGGCGGTGTTCTCGAGTTCGACGAGCCGGGATTCGAGCTGCTGATCGACCGCCTTCTTCGCGGCTTCAACATCGAGCCCGTCATCGAACAGCCCCTGTATCTCCAGCATTCTCTTGGCGACCCACGACGAAGCTTCCTCCCAGATCATCTGGAAGCCGGTGGCGAAGTTGGTCCAGGTCTTCGAGAGGAAGGCGGTGGTCTCGATCCACGCGACCTCAAGCGCGTGGAACACGATCTCTGCGGCGGCCAGCGCCCCGTACCACATCGAGTACGCGGTCGAGACGAAGAACTCCTTCGCCCCCAGCCACGCCTTGTTCAGCGCCGCGACGCCCTGCTGCCAGATCACCTTCAGCGACAGCCACAGGATCTCCGCGGCGAGTGCGATGTCGCCGGCGGCGAGGGCATCGGAGATGCCGCCGACCACTTTGCCGACCCAGTCTCGCAGCTCGGTGAACTTCTCCGCGAGCCACGACAGCGCCTCGCCGCCCGCGCCGGTGACGACCAGCAGCGTGCCGCCCAGCGCCACGATCGCGGCGATGGTCAGGCCCACCGGCGTGAGCACAGCGCCGATCGCGGCCCCGATCAGACTGAATGCTGTGCCAATCCCGCCGATGACGGCGGCCACGATGCCGAGCGCCGCGCCGATGCCCGAGATGATGTAGCCCAGGCCGATGATGGCAATCCCCGCGACGGCGACCGCCGCCGCGACCTTGAGCGCCCAGACGACCGTTTCCTTGTTCGCCTTCACCCACGCCGTGGCGCTCACGACGATGCGGGTGATCCGCTCGGTCAGGTCCTTGATGGTGGGTGCGAGCGCCCCGCCGATGGTGAACACGCCCTGCCTAAGGACCTTCCAGAGCGTGCCCAGCGCGTCGTTGAGTTCCGCCGCGTCACGGGCGGTTTCCGTGCTCACCGTCAGCCCGAGCTTGCGGGCCTGTTCCTGCATCTCGTTGATGCCTGCTGCCCCGTCGGCCATCAGCGGAAGAAGCTTGGTCCCGGCCTTGCCGAAGAGTTCCATTGCGATCGCGGCCCGGAGCGCCGGGTCTTGGATCTGGGAGATCCGGTCGGCCAGCAGCTTGAACTGCTCGTCGGGCGAGAGCTTGGCGAGGTCCTGCACCGTCAGCCCCAGCTGCGCGAGAGCCTCGTTCGCACCTTTGGACCCTTGTGACGCCTCTGTGAGCGTCTTTTGCATGACGCGGAGGCCGTTCTCCAGCGTCTCCATGTCCGTGCCCGAGAGGTCAGCCGCATAACCGAGCTCGCTGAGGGCCTCAACGCTCACGCCCGTGCGGGCGCTCATCTTGTCGAGGGCATCGCCCGAGTCAGAGAATACCTTCGCGGTGCCGAGCAGCGCCGTGATCGCGGCGACGCCGATGCCCGCCATCTTCGTGCCGATGGACCGCAGCCCAGCGCCGAAGGCTTCGAGCTTCTTCTGGGCTGCCTTGAGTCCAGCCGACAGCTTGTCGCTGACGCCCAGCTCAACGAAGGCTCGCCCGGCTCGGATGCCCCGCGTATCGGCCACGTTCAATCACCCTTTCTTGATCGAGTTCCGCCACAACAGCGGCAGGTTTGGCCGCTCCTTCTCCAGCGCCGGGGCCATGTACGGCCGCGGCGCGATCTTGACCTTCTGCGATGTAAGCTTGCCGCCGCGTCTACGAAGCACGATGACTTCGCCGCCATGCTCCAAAGCGCTCGGTGCCTCGCTCTTCTTGAATCCCACCGGCCCAACGACGACCGAGTCGTTGGGCTTGTCGTACCCGAACAGGATCAGCCGACGCAGGCTGCCCTCGTGCGAATAGGGCGGGGCCCCTGGCGGAGCCGAGCCCTTGCGTTTGCGGATGCTCGTCTTGGCCGCCGTGCGGATGAACGCGCCGGCCTTGCTGAGCACCTTCCGCTTGGCGTTGTCGACCGCCGCCATGACGACGTGGCGGTCGAAGAACATGTCTTTGATCCGCATGGTGATCACGCACCACTCCCCGCCCCCCCAACCGGACCGCCATTCCCGCCGCCGGTGCCAGCGAGGCCGCTGCCCTTCTCCAGGCCCTTGTTGAACGACGCCTCCTTCTCCTTGCGGAGACGGCCCGACCCGATGAACAGTCCGACGATGCCGGTGAGCGCGGGCAGCGCCGGCCCGAGCACGGGCAGCCCCGCGACGGTCGGGCCGACGGTGTCGAGAGCCGAGAGCGTGAGTTGGCCCAGCAGCCCGCGGATCTCACCGGCCTTTTCGATGTTGCCCTTCCACTGCGCGCCGGTCGTCTGCGTGAGGTTGAACCAGTTCTGGTACTCGACCTCGGCCTCGTTGAGGCTCAGCGTCGACGGCAGGCCGGTGGTCTGCTGGATGGTGTTGGGCGTCTTGACCTTGACGATGTCGCCAAGGTCCAGGCCGGCGCACGACGCGAGCACGAGCGCCAGCAGGATCAGGGCACCGAGATAGACGTAATGGCGGGTGGTCATGCTCTTCATGCACGAGTCTCCTTGGCGACCTCCGGCATGCGGCGGTCGATGAACACGTCTTTAAGGACCGACACGTCAACCTTGACGGGCCGGGATGGCTTGTGGAACGGGTCGAAGTCGGCGGGTTTGAGCAGGCGGGATCGCTTGGAGTCGCGGGCGGTGTTGGCCACCACGGACATGACGGCGGCAGCGATTGACCAGTCGTGGCGCTGGCGGCCGTCGAGCATGGCGACCATCTCCCGCAGCGTCAGGGGCCCGGGGTCGAGGCCGAGAGCTCCGGCGCACTGGTAGATGAACTTCCAGACGTCTCCAGCAGTCGGTTCACGAGCTTGTCCAGCTCGCCCTCGCTGGTCAGCGTCTCGATCCGCTTCTCCGTCACGTCGCGGGCCTTCTCCATCACGCGGTTGGTGGCCTGGAGCACCCGCCCGAGGTTGGCCCGGTCCCTCGGGCTCGGGCAGAAACTGATGAGTTCATCCAGCACCACGCCCGTCGCGGCCTCGATCGCGTCGCCCGCCATCGCTTTCCCGAACTCCTCGTCGGAGACCTTGGCCGAGTCCGCCTCGGGCTTGCAGACCGCGTAGACCACGTCGCACAGGAGCACGGGGTCGCGGATGAGCTTCTCGATGAGCGTCCCCTCGATGACCTGCATGAGGTCGACGCCCGTGAACCCGCGCACGCGTTTGAGCGTGGCGACGTTGATGTCCACCGTCCAGATCCGACCCGCGTTGTCCTTGAACTGCCGCATCCGTGCCTCCATTGAGACGCTGTGCCGGTTGCACAGCGGTTGAACAGCCGTTGAAAACCTGTGGCACCGACTCCACCGCCGGGTTTATGAACCGATCCATGAAGGCGCCGTCGCCGAGTACGTGACCTTGGCGGTCACCGACACGGTGATGGCCTCTTCGAGGGCTTCGCTGCGGCTGAAGTTGGTGATCGAGAAGTCCGCCTGGAGCCCCTGGCCCGCGGCCGCGTCGAGGATCTGCAGACCGATGGGGTCGTTGTTGAAGAACGCGTTCTTGATGGCCGTGAACCCGGCGTCGCCGGTGTCCCAGACCATCTCGAACTCAACACTCGCTTCCTTGAGCGTGGCCACCGTTGCCCGCCAGCCGCTGTTGGCTCGCGTGGTCACATCCGCCTCGCCCGCCTCGAGGTTCAGCGTCACGTCGCGCGTGTTGCCGAGCGCCGTCCACGCGCCTGCGCCTGCCTGACCGCCCGTCTTGTACTTGAGGGCGGCTTCCATGCCGAGCTTGATTGCCATCGCTGACTCCTTTCACTCGGCGCTGTGGCCGACCACGTAGACCGTCTCGCCGCCCTTGCTCTTGACCAGAATGTCCGCCAGGTTGACCCGTTCGAAGTGGTACTGCGTGCCCGGCGCGACATCGATCGGATCCGTCTTGCCGTCAGACAACAGCAGGTCCTGCGTGTTCTTGTGCGATGCCGTGAGCGTGAACGTCGCCACGAGCTTCGTCGCCGAAAGCGGCTTGTCGCCTCCGTCCAGATCGACTTTGAAGATGATGGCATTCCTCACGCACTACCTCCGCTCGCGGTATGTCACACTCAGGACACTCGTGAACACCCGGTGCTGTTCGAGCGCCTCGCTCGACACCACCGGCTCGTTGCTGATCCCGACCCACGCCGCGTCGGGGAAGCCCTCCAGCCGTTTGAAACGCAGGTGATCCGCGATCGCCTCGACCAGCACGAGCAGTTCATCGATCGCCGCGTCCACCCCTTCGGCGGGGAGCTTCTTCTGCACGCCCACATCCACGACGTACTCGATGGCCAGGCTGTCCCGCGTGACCGGCGACATCTGCAGCGTGCGGGGAACCACCGAGACCCGCAGGTCTTTGAGGTCCTCCAGCGTGAACGCGGGCTGGAACATCCGCACGGCCGTGAGCGGCTGCGAGAAGGTGCCGGCGTTGATGTGCGCCGCGACGGCGTCGGCAATGGCGGTGATGGTGCTCAAGGGCCACCTCCGATGACTGGCGAGCCCGTTGTCGGCACGCTCTGGCGCGGCGAGTTGGAAGTGAGCCCGGAGAGCTTGCCCTCGAGGAACCAGATCTTGCGTTCCATCTCGGCGTACTGAGCGCGGATGCTGCGGGCCTCGCCGATGAACTCGTCGAGCCGCTTCTCCACCTGCTGGAGCTTGGTGGTCACCACGCCCCACTGGATGGTCATCGCGCCCGCCGCGAGCACGACCGTAACGACCACGCCGGCCCACCGAGCACTGCCGTTCTGTCCGTTGCCGTCTGCCATCGTTACTCCGTTGCGATGTGCTTGGTGTGAACCCGAAGAACCCTGCGGTACGGGTCGCTGTAGCGGAACGGCGGCTGCCCTCCGGGCGCATTGACCTCGTACACGAACACGCTCAATCCGACCGTCTCTCGCACCTGATCGCCCGCCCGCGGGAGGATGGGGCCAGCGCCCAGATCCAGGTCCCCGGTCCGCACGAGGAAGTCCCGCGACTCCACTCGGTGAATGAGCCCCGCGTCATCCGCCTGCTCGAACTCGGTCTTGCCGATGGTGGCTTGGACTTCCTTCTCGTCCGTGCCACGCCGGTAGCGGACCAGGCGGGAGAGGTGCTGGTGACGCTGGGCATCGAGGAACGCCGCGCCGCGATCGAGCAGGTCGCCCACAGGTGCTCCTTATTGCTGCAGGCGCACGCGAACGATGGTGTCGGCGTCGACGGTGGCCTTCACCGCCTTACCGATCAGCTTGTTCGCGCCGGCGGCCGCGTTCTTGGTGGCGTTCTGGGCGGCTGCATCCCAGTACGTCAGCGTGCCCGCGGGGATGGCGCTGCCCGCGCCGACCGCTTTGTTGAAGTCGAAGACGCCGGTAACGGCGAGCGATCCCAACTGGCCCCCCTTGATCGGTGCCTGCGTGACACCGATGAGGTCGGCCTGCACCACCACCGCGCCGACAAGCACGTCAGCGCCGGGGGTGTAGTCGATCGATCCGCCTTCCTGAACGAACTTTGCTGGTCCTGAAGCCATTCCTGAACCTCCATCTGTTGGGGGGCCATCGGAGTCGATGCCCGATTGCTGATTGATTCCGCCGCCAGGGATGCTGGGGAGCTCGTCGTCGAGCCCCCCAGCACCAGTGAGCACCTCTGTGGGCACGGTTTACACCTCGCCCTTGCTCTTCACGCCTCCGCGTGGGTCCTGCAGGTTGACGCCGAAGTCGTGGTACCCACGCATCCGGATGCCGAGCATGTTGAAGTCGGCTTCCGAGCTCTCGACCGTCGGGGCTTCCTTGCCATCGAGGAACGCGACCTCGATCACCGGCAGATCGTTGGGGTCTGCCAGGAGGTACCACGCCTTGGCCGAGTTGCCGGTGTAGATCGCGTTGGCCAGGTAGCGGCTGACCTCGATGCGGAACTTGCCCTGGTGCGGGTTGGCAATCGGGAACTTGGTGTTCGCGGTGGTGTCCCGGAGCTCGACGCTTTTGTAGAGCTGCGTTCCCATCGCCGAGAGTGCCGTGGGCACCAGCATGATCGACGGCATCACGCCGGTGGGCTTGCCATCGGTGTCCACCAGGTCCATGAACGCCTGCTCGCCCTTGGTCAGTCCGTCGATGCCGAGCGCGGTGTCCGCGCCCGTGACGAAGTTCTTGTTGCCGGCGCTGAAGAACGCCGCGTTGTTCATGAACGCCGTCCAGAAGACGTCGTTGATCTTCAAGCCCGAGCCGCGGCCGAGCTTCCGGGGGATGGTCGTGATCGCGCCGAGATCATCGTTGATGATGTCGCGGCGATCGATCGACAGCATCAGGGCGTAGGTGCTGGCCTTGTTGGTGTAGGTCTCCTCGCCGAGCGTGCCGTGCTTGATCTCGCCGCCCGCGCCGATCTCCTCGTACTGGTCCTTGCCGATGAGCCGGTAGCTCGTGACCGTCTTGAAGTCGTTCACGTTGCGGACGGCGCAGATGTTCCGCCACACGCGCTCGACAGAGAAGAATCCCTCGAGCAGGAACTTGTTGGCGACGTTGGAAAGGATGCCGCCAACGTCGATCGTGGTCATGCCCGCCTCGATGCCGCGACCGAACGCGGCCTCAAGAACGCGGCGGCTGTCGCGGAACGTGCGGCCGGTGTAGCCGTTGGCGATGGCGGCCTCGAACAGGAGCTCCTGCAGGCCCAGCCCGCCCTTGAACCGCTTGGCAGCGATGTCCATCGCCTGATCCGAGCAGACCTTCTCGATGCCTTCGAGCTTGGCGCTCTGGAAGCACGCGGCCTCCAGCACCTCGGTGGTCACGCTCGTGTCCGAAGCTTGGACGAACGGGATCTTTGGGCGGCTCGCGCGGAGCACCTCGAGCTCGGTGCGGGTGGCGTCCCAGTTGTCGCGGATGGCCTGGGCCTCGATCTCGCTGTACTTTCCAGCGCAGACCTTGCGGATCGCGGTGATGCGGGCCGTCTCGGCGAGCGCCGCGGCGCGGATCTGCTCGGCGGTGGGCTCGGTGGCGGTGACGGGGGACGCGGTGGGATTGGACTCGTCGGCCATGACGCTGGGCTCCTTGTTCTGACGCGCGGCGATGCTCGCGCTGGTGCGGCCGTCTGCGCCGAGATCCACGAAACTGATCTCGCCGAGCGTGGCCTTGCGGACGACGTTGACGGGGCCGGTGAGTTCCTGGCCGTTGACCGTCGCCTTCTGGTTGTCCTTGATGAACTCAAACTCCTCGACGCTCGCGCCGACGGAGGCTTGCCAGGGGAAGCCGTTCCGAGAGGACGCGACGACTTCCTTGGCGGCGCTCGTGTCACGCGAGATCACACCCGTGGCGACGAGTTGACCGGCTTCGACGCGGATCGCATCGGTGTGGCCGACGCCCGAGAGCGGGTCGTGCCCGAAGCGGATTGGGCGTGCCTGCGACGGGACGGCCAGGCCGGCGAGGTCGATCACGACCGGGTGCCGCCAGCCCGCGACGCGCATCGCGCCACCCGTGTACGCGACCATCTTGAAACGGGGCAGCGGCGCACTCTGACCCTCTGCAGCAGCGGTGAACGAGATGTCGGCTGTCGCGGTCAGCGTGAGCGCGGGCAGGATCTTGGCGGATTCAGCGGTGACTGGCACTGGCGGTCTCCTCATCTACTTGGTCTGCGGGATCGGGGTCCTCTGCGGGCGCAGTCGCTGCCGGAGCGGCAGCCGGCGCGGTAGCGAGCGCGAGTCCGAGTGCGTTCATGAGCGTGAGCTCTTTGGCGCGCTGGCGGAGTTCCTGCTCCCAGTCGCGGCCTTGCCGGGCGAACTCGACCGCGAGAGTGGTCGTGTGGTTGGCCAGGCGAGTGGCCTGGGCGTTCGCTTCTTTGGCGGGATCGACGTGCTCGACACCATCCCAGAACCACGCGTGCTCCGGGAGCGTGCGAGCGATCGTGCGGAGTGACTGCGGGAGCAGCCCCTCGACCAGCACCGCCTCATTGAGCCACGCCTTGAGGATGCGGTCGAGCACCGCGAGCTGCAGGTGGTGCTGCTCGACGCGGATGCTCTTGAAATACACCTGATGGTCCAGGCGGCCGCTGGCGTAGTTGTACCCCGACGAGTTGCCCGCCGCGACGTTGAACGGCATGTTCAGGCAGCGGGCGATCTCGTTGAGAACCTCGCGCTTGAACTCGCCGAACGTGGTCGTCGGCTGCTCCGCGTGGACCTGCCCAAGCTTCCAGCCGCCGGGGAGTACCGTGGCGAGACGCTGCTCGAGTTCCACCTCGTCCATCGGCTCGAGCGGATCGGCCTCGCCGTTGGCGGGGCTGTCGGTGTAGATGACGGCGGCGAAGTTGGCGGCGGTCTCGGCGGCCGCGATGGTCGCGAGCGTGTACCGGCGGAGCTGCGCAAACAGCGGGAGCGCCGGCGTGATGTCGGGGATGCCGCGGAGTTGGCCCGGTCGATCGGCGCGGAAGTAGTGCACGACCGAAGCGGCGGGGAGCGTGTCGTAGGCGAACAGGTCGTCGATCGGAGCGCTCAAGGCGCGGAGGAAACTGCTGTCGCCGGGGTGGCGTTTGAGCACTCGATAGGCCGAAGGGTTGCCCCACTGGTCCAGGAGGATGCCGTCGATCTCATCGGAGCGGCCACGCTGGAGCAGCGGCGTACAGACCTGGTCGGCCTCGATGAGCTTGAGATCCAGCGACACGGGCGATGCCACGCCGGGGTTGTTCACCAGCAGCGCGAATGCCTCACCGGTCTCGGCACGAGCCATCCGCATGGTGCGGAGCTTTCCGGGCAGATCGACGGCCCGCGACCACTGTTCGAACGCGTCCTCGATGCGGGCGTTGGCGTCGGCGTCGCCAGACAGCATTTGCAGCCGGGGACCGGTGCCGATGGTGTCGTTGGCGAGCGTGAGGACGATGCCCTTGGCGTAGGAGTTGTTAGCGACCTCGTAGCGGGCGCGATTCCGGAGGACCCGCCGCACTTCGGGATTGATCGCAGCGTTGGGCGAGAGGCCGTCCGCATTCGCCCAGTGCTTGCGGTTCTCCGGCGTGGTCTTGGCCGAGTCGAACTTGGCGACGACAAGGCGTCGGGCTCCGCTCCCCGCACGCGGCCCGCGTCCATGCGAGCCGCGCGCGGGTGCGGAGGAGGGGGAGAGATCGCTGGGAGTGTTTCCCCGCGTGGCCCGGCTCAGGATGTTGGCGATGGTCTTGAGCATGGGGGAGCGGGGTCAGGCGGAACC